TCCATTCGGTGAATGGGGTAATCAGGCTCTTGAGGCCGCCGCGTTAGGTAAAATAGTGGTTACCAATTCCATATATCAGGATATATATGAAAAAGAATATGGTGATAATGAATTATGTATAGCTAATAATGCTGAGCAGTTGGAACAGCAACTTATCAGGGTTCTTGAAATGCCGTATGGTCAGATAGTTGAAAAGCAGGTGGCTACCCGCGAATGGACTGAAAGGAAACATAGTATTAAAGCAACTGCAAAGAAATTATGGAATGATGTATTCAGTGAATTGCTACTAGGCATGGAGGTTAATATAGATGGATGATATAGCAGGAAGATATTTTATATAGTTTATGATAGCAAGATATTAGTATGTGAATTAATATATAAGTAACTAGTAAAAAGATATTTTATATAATTTATAATAGCAAGATATTGATATGTAAATTAATATAGATGAATAGCATAAGTAATCGGTAAAAAAATATTTTATATAACTTATGATAGCAGGACATTAGTATGGAGATTGATATAAATGGATAATGTAAATGAACGGCGAAGAATATTGCGCGTGGCTATGGTAGCAGAACATTCATGTATTCGTGTTTTAAAAGAAACTCTTATGCTGAAACAGATTGGTTATATTGTTGATTTGATTACTCAAAAAATACCTCAGGGTCGGCCGTATTACGATGCTGTGTCTGTGTATAACAATGAGCGTGAACTTGTGGCGGCTGTTTCAGCATCCCATGCCGATATTCTTCATGTCCACAACGAACCTGATTGGTTAGTGCCAGTTGTTGAAAATGCATCAAGAGGCAGGCCGATAATATATGATGTTCATGACCCTGACCATCTGCGTGGCAAACCAACACTTAGCAGCTATGAGATTGCGTCTTTTACAACTGCTGATGCATGTATTCATATAAGTGAAGCATCGAAAGCATCAGCAATAAAACATTATGGTAATTATAATCCGCATATAGTAATATATTCATACGTCAATAGACAGTTCACAGCAAAAGATGAAGATATTGTACCTGACCCAAGTTTTAATTCTGTTGTATATGAAGGCGGTGTGGATGCAATAACACCTCCGAAGCGTGTTGGAGATATGGATGCGTTATCTGTTAATTTACGTTATATGCCAGATATTGTTAAAGCATTCAGGTCTCAAGGGTATGCATTCAATTTACTGGCTGCTTCAGTATCTCCGAATATGCTTTATGAGTCTATAGGTGCGTATGTGGCAAAACCCGTTATATATCCTGTTATGCTTTACGGATTGCGACCGCATGGACTTGGATTTGTTGGTGCGGCATATAAATCCGAACTTATGAATGTTGCTATGCCTAATAAATTATTTGAATATATATCACAGGGTGTTGTACCTGTTGTATATAATGCAGATGAGGCGGCAAAATTTGTTAGAAAGAATGATTGCGGTATTGCACTCAGCTCACTTGAGAACCTAAGAAAACAGCTTGAGGATGCTCCCCGAATGCGTAAAAATGTACTGAAATTACGCAAGAAAATTGTTATGGAATCGCAAACTGATAAACTTGTTAATTTATATCTTCAGTTATTGAAAAAGAAAGAAAAGAAAGGTGGTTAATTATGAAAGTAATTCCATTATCTGTGTTTGAACGTATTTTTCTGTTTTCAAATCTTCCTCCTAAAAGTGATATAACAACTATTCGTGCTGTTCGGCAACTCCGTACGGATTTATCTTTTACTGATGATGAGCTCAAAGAGTATGGCATTGAAAGTGAGAAAGATAAGAATGGAAATTTAACTGGTAGAATCCGCTGGGATGTTGATAAGGTAAAAGATAAAAATATTGAGTTTTCAACAGGCATGATGAAAGTTTGTGTTAATATTCTCAAGAAGTTTAATGAAACGGGCGAGGTTACAGAACAGCATATCCCGCTATATGATAAATTTCCAGTGGAGAATTTAACAGAAGATGATAGCTCTACTAAAGAATAATATACAAATTTAGACATTATTTTATTTTTTTACTTGACAAGTTCAGGAAAATTATTATATTATAGTATGCTGATTAGCTGTATTCTCTTTTTTTAGTTTGGAGAATGGCATTATAGCGGATTTTTAATATAAGATTTGATAGTATGTTAATCAGTTGTATTTATTTTTTTACTTTTTTAGTCTATTGTAGAATATTATAGTATGTAATATAGCAGTTAGTTCTGCTTTATTTTTGGACTGAAATATAGTACTAATGCTATATAACTATTTAAGTATATATGTATAATTATTTGAATGCTGTTAATAAGTTGGCAAATACTGATGCTATATAGCTATTTAGGAATATATATAATATGTATAATTATTTAAACATTAACAATAAACCAACGAATACCGAGTATAGGGCTCCGCTGTACGGAAATACCGTATATGAATACCCAACTATTCGGCTCGAAAGTGAGGTTTGAAAATGCCAGTAAACATTGAGCAGTTAGAGAAACAAGTAGAAGAGGGTGAAAAACTTCGTGCTTCTGTTTATAATGCTGGAGGAGAGAAGAAGGATTTAGTTCCCCAAACTCCTGAAGCAGAAAAAACTAAGCCTGAAGTTAAGCCCGAAGGGACGCCTGTGACAGAGGACACTGTTAAAGAGCAGGCTAAAAAGCAAGAACCCGCTAAGCAGAAAAAAAAGAAATCTGAAGAGACCGTTCCTTTGCATAAATATAAAAGTCTTGAAGGTAAGTATAATGCCGAGATACAACGGCAGTATACCCAGATTCAGGAACAGCAAAGGGAAATAGATAAGCTCAGGGATATGGTTATTGAGATGCAGAAGAAAGAATCTGCTGTCAAAGAGCCAGAATCCCGACAGCCAGAACGAGTTCAGATTCCGCGGGATGCTGTCAGGAAATACATTACGGACAAAGATATTGATGAATTCGGTCAACCTACTGTTGATTTGGTAACGCGTATTGCAAGCGGTATTGCAGAGGAAGCTCTAACGAACTATAATTCTGCATTATCACAAAATATCAATAGAAAGTTTGCCGAATATGAACAGAAATTCAATCCCATAGTGCAGGAGATTGATACTGTCAAAAATACTCAAGCCCGTACTGTATATGATTGGTTTACCAATGAAATGAGGAAGAATGTTAAGGACTATGATTTATACGTTAACAGTCCTCAATTTCTTGAATGGTTAGACCAGCCTGACGAGGCTCATCCTGACTGGACGAATAGGTCTTTTTATGATACTGCTGTTAGTTATGGGAACGTTGCTGAAGCCGCTCGGATTTTTAATAGGTTTTTAAAAACGGTTGATATGTCAGATAATTCTGATAGTCAAATAAACGAGACTATGGTAGCTAATCAACCTCAGGATAATGCTGAATCTGTTTCATCTCAGCGGCCTATTTTCGTAAAAGACGGTGTTCTGGTATATGAGGATGGTACGCCAGTAGATGTTGGCGTAACTGGAAATGTTGTGAAAACCACAAATATTCCGCTTAATCTTATATCACCTCCTAAATCCGTTAGCGGAGATATAGGCGAAGGTGTTAAGGATAGTGGACAGAAACCCGTTCGTCATTATAGCGAGATTACTAAGGCTGTAAAGGATGTTGAGCGTGGTATAATGAGTTACGAAGATTATCAAAAACTTCAACGTGAAATAGATGAAGCACTTAAGGAGGGTAGATTAGAGCTGTAGTTTAAATTTTCAAAGGAGAGAAAACTATGGCAGCTTTTCCTGTAGCGGCAGGTAATCCCCAATACTCTGGAAACTATATTCCACAGATTTGGGAGCCCAGAATTCAAACGCGTTTTTATAAGACTCTGGTTGCTCAGGATATATCGAACACAGATTATGAAAATTCCATTAAAGGTTATGGTGATACTGTTCATATTCGCAGGTATCCTGATATAACTGTTAGTACTTATAGAAAAGGCGAAACTCTTAAAAAACAAACTCCTGATATATCGAAAATTTCATTGGTGATAGATCAGGGTCAGTATTTTCATCTGGCTGTTGATGATGTCGATGCTGTACAATCAGATGTTAATCTTATTGAGGAATTTACAAAAACAGCTGGCGAGCAGTTAAAAGAAAAAGTTGATGAGGTTGTGCTTCAGGGCTTTTATAGTGATGCCGATTCCAATAATTACGGTTCAACTGCTGGTGCTGATTCAAGTGGATATGATTTAGGAACTACCAGTTCGCCTCTTAGTCTCACTAAGGCAAATATCCTTGATGCTATTGTTGATATAAATAGTTGTCTTGATGAGCAGAATACCCCTGATGACGGTCAGCGTTGGCTTGTACTTCCACCTATTCTCGTCGGATTAATTTCTAAGTCAGACCTCAAGGATGCCAGTATGACAGGTGATAAGGAATCCATTCTTCGTAATGGCAAAATTGGTATGATTGACAACATGAAGATTTACAAATCGCGTAATCTTCTGACTGGTGGCAGCACTTATTGGTATTGTGTTTTCGGTCATCCTAAAGGCCTTACATTTGCCGCGCAACTCGAAAAAACACGTTCATTTCCTGACCCTGATACATTTGGGCAGATAGTAGACGGAATTATGGTATTCGGTTATAAGGGTGTTGATGCAACTGCTATCGGTTATATGATTGCCCAGAAAGGTTAAGAATTGAACATAAATTTTTAAGAGATAAAGGAGTAAATAAATGGCAACTTATGATTATATTGATGAAACTGATGAACAGTACTTTGGCACTGATTTTCCTGCTGCTGGTCTTGCAAGAATGTTTGTGGTTCAGCGTACTGTTAACTTTGAGACAGCATGTACCGATCTCAAATCTGGCGAAGACTTTGCACAAAATGATGTTATCAAGCTTATTGATGTTCCTGCCAATACATGGGTACTTGCAGTAGCTGTTAGAGTTACCACAGCAAGCGATACTGCTGATGATGTTGATATTGGTGATGGTGATGATACTGATGGGTGGATTGATGGTCTTGATATGACTTCTACGTCTAATAAAGGCTTCGCTGGTGTTAGCGGTACAGATGGTGGTGGCGCTTTCAGTGTTGCAACCGCTGGTGGAAAATGGTATACATCAGCTGATACTATTGATTTAAAATTTACCGGCGCGAGTGGTGTTGACGATGGCGTGTTTGAAATTACCGCTATTATGATGGACATATCATAATATTGATTGATGAATTCGGGCGGTACTGCAATTCGGTAGTACCGCCTCTTAAAAAATACGTTAATAGGAGAATATTATTATGGCAAAGGAAGAAAAGTATCCCAGATGGATGAGACAAAAGGGCTCAATATATATAATGGATTATAATAAAAATGCGTATGAACATAGTAGGGATAGACTTGAAATATTGCCGAATGATTTTAATGTCAGAGAATACGATGAATATATACGCGGATTACCCGTTAAAATGATTAAGAATCCCGAATTCTGTGATAAATATTTTGCAAAATTTACAAAGGGAATTGACGAGAATGGATTTCCGATAGAAGAATCTTCCGCAAAAAAGACGGAAGTTAAAGCTGGAAAATCGCCTGATACAAGGCGGAAGAAAGAAAAAGTAAAAGATGAATCGGTAGAAAAAGCCAAGAAATCTCTGGTGGGTGTTTAAATAGTGCTTGAGTTGATATTGGGTATGGCAATTGGATATTTCATTGGTATGATACTTGGATATTTTACTGGCGAAATTGTTTATTATTTGAGAAATAGTAAGAAGGTATAATATATGGCGAATATGACGTTGGCTGATTATAGAACGCGTATTAAACGTAAAATGCGTGATTTCCAGAATCTTGATATATCTACAGATGAAATAGATGATATTCTGAATGACGGCTATCTTGATTTTGTTACTCGAACGCTCTGCACAATATCAAGCCCCGCAAGTACGGGTAGCGGGTCAGACAATAAAGTAACATTGCTTGAGAATGTGGGTCATTATTCTCTACCTGCTGATACCATACAGATTTTACGTGCTGAGTATGTCAACGGTGATGAAATACAGATTCGCCAGACCGATTGGATGGACGCCCATTATGGATATGACTGGCGTGCTGAACGTGAAGATGGTGACTATGTAGATTATATCGTACAGGACAATTCTACGTATACTACATTTCGTGTTTATCCTATTCTAGAAACATTTGAATTTACCGTTCCTTCCGACCAGGATGTATTGAAGATGGATTATGACAGTTCTGGCAGTGATACAGACGTGTCTATATCCAGTGGTTCCTATGATAGTACGGATGATTTCTGTTCAGCTATAGAAGATGCAATAGAAGATGCGTTCAGCGATGATAATGCTGATGTGAGTGTGAATTATTCCGCAACTACTGGTAAAATAACTATAGGTGCGGGTTCGGGTCATACGTTATCATATACCGATCTTGGTTCAACTGGAGGTAGATGGATTGGATTTTATCAAGACCAATCAGCTGCCGCAAGTCTTACGGGTGATGTTGGTATAAAGCATATTATTTTTGATTATGTATATGAACCAACCGCAATGTCAGCTACTACTGATTATCCTGCGTTTCCTTCTGAGTATCATAAAGCGCTGTTTTATTATGCAATGCATGAAATATTGGAAACTGCACCGACAGATACAGCAGATTATAAAATAGCGGATTATTACTATAACAAATATATAGATTATGTTGTGCGGTGTAAGCGTAGATTTAATAATGGGCTTATACGTAACAGGCAACCATATATGTCCGCTCCAAGATGGATATAGATATGATAGACATAAACATGAATATAATATAATTATAAATAGATATGTAAAATACAAACATAAAAACTTTAACAGGATGGTAAAACATGGCATATAGCGATGAGTCTGAACTTATTACACAAATCAGGAGATTGATAAACGAACCTACTGCTCTTATACATTCTGATACCGATATTACAGCATGGATAGATAGAGGTGCTGAAGAAATATCAAAGATGACATTATGTAATGAAAGTTTTGCCGCAACAAAGCTTGTTACAGGTGATTATGATTATGTGGGTACTGGCTCTGATTTCAACTTGAAAGATTGCATTGAAGTTGAATCTGTTATGTATTGGGCAGGGCAGGACCCGGATAACAATAAAGGAACAACTGCATACTCACTTGTCAAAACACATCCACGTCAGATGGGGCAGAACAGGGATAACACAGCAGGTGCGCCTAAAGAATGGTGGTATATAGATGGTAGCAATACACTCTATATCTGGCCACCTCCAAGTGCAAGTGAGAATGGTCATTATATTCAAGTTCTTTATTACAGTCAGGCGGATACATATAATGATGGTGCTAATATTCCCGACCATCTTCGTGAGTATGTTATCTGGTATGCCGCCGCACGGGCATTTGAACGTGAAGGTAAATATGCTCAGCATGAACAGTATATGAGTATATTCAATAACTTCTGCAATTTTCATAGGATGGATAGACATAAAATACCTGCTGATAGTAAGGATATGATGAAAACCCAAGATAAAACTCAATATATTCAACAGGGATAAGGGAGTGAAATAAATGCCTGCATTGACTGGATTAAGCGGAAATAATCTCAGAGCTGAAATTAGACGGTTACTTAATGAGCCTACAGCAAATGTGTTTTCCGATGATATGATTAATGATTGGATTAATATAGCAGCGCGAAACGTCTCTGCGGTAACACTATGTAATCTTACTCAGGTTACTACAGGAACGTTAGTAACGAATACTATGCGAGTTGATTTATCGTCAAGTGATCTTATTAAAGCGCGAGCTGCTACATTCTATGACACAGGTGCTGAAACTAAAGGCTTACAGCGTATAACACCCAGAATGTACGGGAATATATATGATGATGCAAATGCTGTTGGTGACCCTGTACACTGGTTCTTTTTTGGTGATTATATATATTTTGACCCTGGTGTAAGTACAAGTAATATTGATAAGATAAATGTATATGGTTCTACTATGGTAGCCAATTACGCGTCTGATTTCAGTGATGCGACAACTAACACGCTACCTGACCATTTACAAGCTGTATGTATACCATTCGTTCTTTCATGTGCGTATTGTAAAGATGGTAAACATCGCAAGGCGGCTATTGAAATGCAGCGTTATATGGCTATGGTAATGCGTTATCGTATGGATGTTACTGAAGAAATTGAGCGTGTTGATACTCGCGATATGCGTAGATTGCCCGATACAACAGTAGTACCAACGTAAAGGTGGTATACATATAATGCGAGCTAAAAAGCATGGCGTTGTTAAAAAGCCAGACGCA